CTCGTGTGTCACGGAGAGCCAGGTCTCGCCGATATTGGTAAGCAATATCGGGGTTATTAACAGCCAAACGCTGTTGGCGCCGGTTGGCGTTGATAGCTGACCACCGTGCTCGTGTGGTCGCTGTGTATTCTGGGTCGTAACGCAAATCCATTTTTCAGTAGGGGTCGCTGATATAAGTCCGCAAAGTACTGCGGAGCAAAATAGACGTCGTCTTCCATCAAGGACAACGCAAATGGATTATACATTACGTAAAAAGCTTCGCAGACCGCGCGGTAATCATAATGATTAACATGAGCTGTATAAGAGTAATCAAAATGAGCGTCTAATTGAGCGCGAAGCTTTGTGGGGAGCTGGTTCCACCGAGATGGAACCCAATGAGCTATACTATCAGCTCGAGCTGCGAGATATTGCTGGACCACTGGCCAATATCGACCCCAAGATTGTAGGCCAGTTGTGATGCTCCAGTTGAAATGCTGGATTCCAAATTGTTTGGTAATCTTACGGGTATGATTGCCCGACAGCAATGCTCGCTCGATACGACGATTAAAGACAACACGATCATGGTAAATCATACCATATTTGGAGAGAAACTCGAATGTGTTGTCGGGACTTTCGCGGTAATCCTTCGCGACTTGTCCAAGACCATGGGTTACTATGTCTTTCGTATCGACTTTTGCTCCGTCTATATAGGACTCCCAGAAGTCCTGTGAGAACCGACTCAAACCTGGTCGGGAGACGAAGCAGAGGACGTCATCTCCTGCTACTAGGATGGCTACTGGCACCTGAGCACGGTGAGCTACGAAGCGTGCATAAAGATACACGCGCAAAGAGTTACCTAAAGTAGTTCGGGTAGGATGTCCCGAAAAAGTAGTGCCATCTATAGTTCCTTCTACAACGCGGATATATGAGTTGGCGCGTTTTTGTGAGATGTAGAAGTTGGTCGTTAACGAAGTCAATATTTTCAAATATTGATCGTATAACCCAGGAGGTAATGACACCAAATGTGGCAACACGTGTGAAAATGTTCGCCTAAAGAGATAACCGTCAACATTCTCGATTATCTCTTTGTATTGGTGTCCATCGTGGTTTGAGCCATCCCAGGTGACGGGGACTGGGTCAGGGATAGATTGGTATAAAGACCAGATTCTATCGCAGCAGTCGGAGGTGTTCAGGCCGACTGCTAACCACGGTTGAGTTTGGAGACGCTTTAGGTAATAAGCGTTAATGTACGTCCCTATGACTTTAACAGACCCAGATGGGTTAAATAGAAATCGAGGCTTAGTGACATCACCAAATTGAAGCTCGTTCGATTTCTGCATGCACTCTGCTGTATGCTTGACGTTAAAGTCAATCAAGAATTTGTCCCAGGCTTGCTGGTAGAGATCGCGTTTCTTGGCCTTGTACCCGGCCAGATGTTGTTCCATGGTATAGTCCTGAGGGTGCTGGAGAATTAAAGGAACGATCTCTGAGTCAATAATTTTCTTCGCAAATCGCGAGAACTTCTTAAGATGACCTACATGATAACTGTGGTTGTGACCACACTGTCGGACAAACAGAGCATGTAGGGTATTGACTATATTTTTCTTGATTATGGAGGGAGTAGTCCTCACAAACTCGCAGGTGAAACCAAACCCGCTGGAGAAGAATCGTGGCAGGGTCTCGGACGTAACAACGTCACGAGCCAACTTGAGTACTGCCTGAAGAGTTGACTTAATCTTCAGGCACTCATTGAATGGGAGCTCAAGTTCCGCACGCTGTTTCTTGGTCAAATCGGTAAAAGTAATGGAGGTATTGGAGGGGATCATGCCCAATACCTTACCGGTTAAATTCTCGTACTGACGAGCAGCCAAATTGGTGCGGATCGCATTTGTCATGCGATATAAAATAACATGGGATTGGTAGAGAAGGTTCATTCCCAAAAACCACCCTACCAGTAGGGCCATGTTCGCCACGGGTAAGACTATCGGTTTCAGCATCGTATAGGCGGTGGGTAAGAACCCAATATCTAGTCGCCACATAAGGAGGTAAATGATCCACTCGATGCCACCTGAGGCCAGTAGGAAGAACACCAAGTTCCACGCTACTGTAAGGAACGCAAGAGTAATCTGAACTCGATTGCATTCCATCGGCAATCGGGCTTGGGTTGCTGCCCAAACGCGCGCCAAGCTGCGCGCTACCCGACCTGAGAGAGTATTCACGAAGTCCTTCCTCATCTCATTCGTATCTACATTCTGTTGTAGATAGTCCACTGCAGCATACAACACATTGCGCATGGTCATTGCGCGTTGATACTGAGAGACCACGAAGGTCTGTGTTTTGCTATGTACATAGCAAGCAGCGGAAAGCCGATCTTCCTCGGTGATAGTCTTGAGTTTCTTAAACTCGAAATATGCCATAGCTAACCCATAGAGTTCTTCTTGCTCTAGGTAGCGGTTATCCAGGTCATCGTCGTCCTCATGATCGATATAAATCGAATCGATGATCTTCTGTACTGGTTGAGCTGCGTGTAAGACGCAGTACACTATACGCGTTTCATTACCAATTTGGTAAGAGGACTGCTCAGTCCAATAGATGCCATTAGCATCAAGGGTATTTCTAACCCGATAAGGCGTATAGTCGAACAATGGATGCTCGTACCAATTGTTCTCGGAGGGCATATTTCGAACCCACAACTCACATGGGTCTTCGAAAATCGAGGCTGCGATTTTCGGTTTTCGGTACACGGAGTAAGCTCCTTCATTATCAATGTAATGGTACCGACCGGGGCGCTGAGCATATGCGGTGAATACCACATGAGCTGATCGTTTTGGGTAACGATGGAGGTGCTCAGTAATTGCCGTCTTAACCCCGGGATAGTAAATGGCATCCACACAAACGAGATCTCGATCCCCAAGATCGATTCCCGCTTGCCACTTACTCTTCTTCAGTTCCCAAGATTTTGGGAATTGATGAGCCTTAGTCGCATTGTAGACGACATCAAAGGGCTCAATTTCTGGTCGATATGCATGAAGATCATACTCTTCTTCTCGGACCATATGGCGCAACTGGTGGTACTTACTACCACAATCCGCGACACGTGCAGTTTTCGATTGTTGGTCGCGGTAAATCTTGGCGAATGCAGTAACCACAAAATGATTCACCAAATAACGGAGAGTCGGGTGTCCATAGTGGTCAACGAAGAATCCAGCATTTTCTTGTTCCGTTGCCCACGCGTACTCTCGGGGGTAGATAGAAGACATGATCTTCTTCCCCGCTGTCCCAAGCGCCAATTGCATATCGATGTTCACCACCCTACCAGTGTGAACCAACCATGCCTTTCCCGGTTGAGACTGACCTCGGAAAAGGGTGAGCTTTAAAGCTTCATTTTTTGTCTCGCCCTCAGTATCGGGGGCGGTATGTTCCTGTTGTTGAACAGGAGGGGCCTGAGCGAGGATGTTCTTCATCGGACTCGCTGATGGTTGGTTTGTGAACGTAGGTTTGAAGGAATCGCCCTTACGCCAGACTTTCGAATCTGGGGTTTTGACGGCAAACCATTTCCCGGCATCACTGGCTAGTAACTTGTCAGTGGATATCTTTGAGGGAGCATAAACTACATCGTAGTTAATGTGGTGACCTTGCTTGTCACAGGTGACCACGGCGACGGGAATATGGGGGGCGATAACAAGTGAATCTGATGGTATCAGATACTTGTATGGATAGGGAGTCATCTTTCGATGAGCATGAACAAGGGTGCGCATACGTTCATACTCATCAGTTTCGCATCCAGGGTGGACACGAACATACGCAGTCATATAACTGGTGAAATGATCATCAGAGATCTCCTCGGGATACCAGTTATCGGTGTCGCTTCGGGCGACAGCATGAAGGGCTTGAGTAGGACCACCCTTCATAGGGGGCACTATTAGAATAGTACCCGCAGGCTCATCACCGCGAATATCAGCGGCGAGCACATAAGACAAGCGATTGAGTTTCATGAACTCAGTGACTGCGAGGATATCTGGCTGTTCCAATACTAAATCAAGCTGTTTGTAGG